CGCTAGCAATTAAAGAAATATTTTTGAATTTTATATCGTCATAGGTTGCACAGATGGCATCGCTAAATTAGTCAGACAACCAATCAATGATGAATTTGATCTTTGATCCGCTCGAGTGTTCTTTTTCTACAGTTGTTATAAGATTATGATGTTTAAGAGATGGATTGCTCTTCACTTTGTAAGACCATATAATTTCTGCCCCAATGAATAAGTATAGATTTTGAAGCACCTCGTTTAAACTCAAATGTTTATTCTCGATGGACCAGAGGCATTTTTGTATTGTTCTTTCCGATAACGTCTGATACAATCTCTGATTCCCCACATAATCATAGATCAAATCAACAAAAAATGTTTTTGATGCCCATGTTTCTCCTTTGTTCTTTAGATAATCTCGAACGGAAAACAAGCAGTCACTTTCATAATTTTCCTGAGTAAATCGAATGGATGTTTCAGCTGATATGGGTTCGACGAAATCAGAAATGAATTCAGCAAAATCTCTCAAGATTTGATTGTGAGGCTTTGAGTCCATGATTATCTTGGATAACATTAATCGACTGAATCCTTTGACACAGGCATCTTTTAAAAGATGGTCTGCAGAATCATCCCTGATCACCTTCTTTATGTCAGAGAAATCAAACTCGACGAAATCATCCTTTTGGTCTTCATCATTGAACTCATACTCGTCATCTTCCTCAAACTCTTTATGCCCGATATCCCTTGTCTTGAGTCCTAGAGAAATCATCATCTCAAGAAGAACTGACTCGATTATGGGATACTTTCTCGTTTCAAAATTTGCTGGTATAAATTTCCAAGTTTCGAAGGGTGCATTCGACTTGTCTGATAAGCATTCATCTATTATCGCATCAAAGAATCGCTTAGAAACGCCTATTTGATTGCTAACGAACAATTTCGTCGTCGTATACCTCGAACTGAGAGATTGTAAACCTTCCGACATATCATCATACATGTCCGGAATGTTGTCCTTGACAGAAAAATCAAAGCTATGCACTTCATCATCGACGACAAACTTTGCATCATAAACAACATCTTCCATCATCATTCCGAACATAGCACTTTCGTAATCGAAAACATCTTCTTGAGGCTCAATAGGCTCGCCACCGTAGTAGGAGGTCCTGGGCAAGCCACCTTTGACTTGACAGCTGATTTTGAGATTAAGCAAAAACCATGATTTGAAATCTGAGAACTCTTGTTCGCCAATCATGGACATGAGGTCTTCGATGATTCTTGGATTTATTGACTTATCAAGGAGCCAGTGATAAATGACGAGTCCAATCTTTGCATCGATCTTCGGACGGTTTTTCATATCTTCTCTAAGAGCTTTGATTTCTTTATTGATCCTTGCTTTGTCTCTGAACGAATGACCATGATACTCTAGATCTCTTATCATGTCATCTATCTTGTTCTTGTAGAACGCCCTGCTGCTATCTCCCATCTTTGTGAGTTTATCCTTCAATCTTTCTGGGTAAGACAGATCGAGATTATCTGTGTAATTCTGAGAAGGATAATAAGAGATTGGATCAAGATATGGTCTGTCATACGAGGAATGAAATCTGAGTGACAATCTCTTTTTCATAGAATCCAGATGGAAGCTAAGGCATAGACTTTCGGGAGTGTCGAAATCATCATCAAGAATGACAAATAGAGGAGCTCCCAATCCGAAATCTTGTCTGACTCTGATCTTTCCAGAAGAAAAATACAATCTCTTTTTGCAATGAGTCTGCATCTTCATGTCTTTGAGAGTTGTCGAAAAAACACGATTTATATCATCAATATGAAAATCGAGGAGCTTCTCTGAATTAACGTCCACTCTAACAACTTGATCGTCTTTGAGGTTAACTCGCATTTTCAAATTTCCAACATCAACCCTCAACACACCAATCCCATGCCAAAACGATCCGGTTTTTGTCTGAGGCCTCGGCCACCATGTGACAACACCTTTCAGATCCGTGACGCTCTGAAGGAATCGATGCAATTCAAGACCCTCAAGGTGAATCAAACCGAATCTATCCATAAGATTTGCACAATAACTCATTATGAATAGAGTTTTAACTTGCTCATTGTGTGCTTTTGAGATATGTATTGTCTCGGCAAAATCATGGAGAATAAGATCCCTGAACAGCTCCACAACCACAGTGTTTTTCATTAGCACATCATTCTGCATCGGCATTGTGCATGCATAAGAAACTCTCTCATCAAACGTTTCTTTCATCGATGTGAATAAATCTGTCGACTGCACATGATCCAATCTCAGTATCTTATCGTGAGAATATTGATAGCAGATCATCGACATTAGGCTTGCTTTTTGAGACACCCTATTTGGACCCTTATGCATGCATTTTATCGTCTGATTTTTCACGTCGTAAGACATTATCTCTGAATGCATATGGAGAATGTTGTTGAGAGGTTTCATTTCCTTGTATTTCCGATATGTCTCAACCTTATCCCTGTCCAGCCAAGGAATCATGTCCTGATATCTATCAAAGACAGCATCCACTAATCTTCTCTTTATTCTTCTGGGCCTCTTATTAAACCAGATGCATTGTAGCACCTCGATCAAGCTTGTATCGATATCAAACTCACTTCTTGCGAAGTGTACGACTTTGAGCATTCTTCGAGTTCGATTCTTGTAGTGACTAACAACGGAAGACTCAAGTCTCAGCATCACATCATCATAGAGAGCTCTCAATGGAAATTCTCCTTCGTTGATGTTTTCTTCAACTTCTTCCGCTTTAATCAAAGCACAAAGTTTAACGAGTGAAACTTTGAATTTTTCAGATCCCCTTTTGGTTAAGATACAAGGCGTGTTCGAGATGTATGAACTTGATGCATGTTGCTTACTCGAGCTGCTGAATGCGAACGATTTTATCATTGAAGGGCTTGAGCATTTCCGGAATACTTCGAGTATTTCCTCTTCTCTTGTTAGAGGTCTTCTGAAGATCAGAGGATCAGATGAGGTTAGGAAATCATTTTCGTAGAACTTGACAGTTTCAGAGTTTGGATCAGACATGTCTGGAATCTTGTTCTTGTCCATGAAGAACTTGTACTTCTTACCTCCGCCGAAATTCAAAGATGTTGTGAAAGTGGTCTCACCCATCTCATCAACCTCATCGTAAAGCTTCTTCCGAATAGTTGTGTCTGATATTCTAAACTGCTTATACTTGATTAGATTGACATACTTTGTGTACTTGAATCCGAGTAGTGGGCCAACAACTCTCTGAGTCATGAGATAAAACCAGGCGACAGGGTGCATGACGGATGAGATTGCTGAATACAACCGACCCCATTGGAAGTCGCTCAATGTGTACAACCCAATGCAGTCATAATGATTTATCATGCAGCAGAGTTCATGTTGAGATGTCATCTGCGTCGAGGCACCAGACTGCAACATATCGTTAAGCAAATTGTGATCCATCAGGAGTCTTTCAGTGCACGATGTTGAAAACTTGTACGCCAACGCTGCACAAGAGTATTTCACAAGAGGTGTTAGCAATGTGTTGACGAAATACCAGAGTGAATTGAACTCTAGTATAGACCACAGATTCCCAATCTTGCTCTTCTCATCAGAAACTTTTGCACCCATTTTTGGATAGAAATGATAAATGATAAGAGAAGAGGAAAGTCGCACTTTGTGCTGCAGAGTCTTTGTGTTGTCCTTCTGTCTAACAAAAACCGTTGTTATTCGAGCAGCATCATCCGAGGTACACAGAGTCGTTGTCAATTCAGTTATAACATCTTCTGTTTTAACAACAACATCATGAATCAAAGGAAGCATCGTTATCAAATGACCTGAATGCAATAGAGTTGACGAATAATGCAGTATGCCCTGCATCATGTTAGTGGTGTTCTTCAACAAACATTGATATGGTGAAATGAGATCAGAGTGTTCCGAAACACCAAGAAACTGCTTTTTAAGTTCATTCATAGCCGGCTCTGTTTGAGACCAAATTTCGCGCTTTGTAGGATCTGCATATTTCATCAATAAGACATGAGGAAGCTCGAATCTTTTGTCGGTCATCATGTTGAGTATAGTGATCAGCGTACTCCTAATCGGTGTATCTGAAGATTTCTCAGAGCTAAATATTCTGGTGAACATGCTGCCGAACATCGGCATAGTGAATCTTTGACACCAAGTTGTCATGTCTAAGGTGTCACATATATCAAAGTGACAAACCTTACATTTTAGGTCCTTCTCAAGCTGCTTACTCATCAACTTAACCTTCTTGTGGTGATCATAAATATACTCCGATTTCTCTGATCCTTTAGTTAAGAACTCGTTCGGCATCATTTCACAGATGTATCTCGAGACCTCTTCAACGAAATTAATCAAGATTCTGCTTGCCATAGTCAGCACTATTATTTCACGAACACCTGTCAACTGGTTCTTCTTGAAGAGATTTGCTCTGATTCCACCCTGATCCTTGACCAGATCAACTAGCTTGTTGATATGTAGAAACGGTCTGTCCATTGTATAGTCCTTCATGAACCTGAGAACTTCTTCAATGCACTTCGGCCTCTTCTTCGTTTCATGATCTTCGAATTTAAGGATCCCATCCATAAAGAATTGGCTAGAATCAGCACTAGCTTTCATCGTGGCAAAATAAGAGAAATCTTTTTCCGCCAACCTTTCGAGCAGTCCTCTTGTCCAGTCGGGATTCCGATGATCTGCGATTCTTCTGATTTGATCACCAACTCTCAAAGTATGTAAAATGTCAAACTCGTGACTTTTAAGGCTTGATGGTGTTTCATTGGATAGTTCAGGAGAAAGGTCGAAACCAATTTTCTTGGGATTCACATCACGCATTTTTATCTCTTCAGAAACTATCTTTGAGAAGATCTTATAATAGCCATGCAACTCCTCGCCTTTGTCTTTATTGTGAAACCACGCTGTGTATGATAGGTGCAGCGCTGAGTCGAAATTTGGCAGCCGTCGAAGTGAGACATAAGACATCAGCCTGATATTATCACGCATGATTTCGACTTTATCAACATCGTCAGATGACACAGAATCCTGTCGATCGGACAACAAAGAGTTTATAGTCTCTTGAGAAAAACAGACTTTAAGCCTAGGGATCAACCACACGAGAACTCTTGATCTCAGAATTCTAGGGAGCTTGTTTAACACCTTGAAAGGATTCGAGCAACATGTTCCGTCGGTGCATTCCATATACATGTGTCTCAAATTAGACAATGCATTAGTCACAATCTCTTTATTTTCCATCCTGATCAGATAACAGAACAAAAGTTCTGGCAAATAATGAGTCGATCTTCTAGACAAATGCCCTGATACATGATATAGATGGTCATGCAAAGAGAAAAGGGCAAGATTCTTTGAAAAGGTCCCCAAATGATTGCTCAAATCGTGCTCTCTGGTGCTCCTCATTTCAGAAATCATCCAGCTGTCAGGGTTACTGTTATCAGTGTCAATCATCTGAACAAAAGGAAGACCGAAGCTCTTCTTAATCCTCGATTTATTTACCAGGATGCTATAAAAGAGATGTTTGCCTGACTTCTTTGTGAGGTAGAAGTACTCATATGATCTCGAATAGGACAGATACACCTCATTTGTCCTACAAACTTTTGCCAATGAAAGGTTAAGTTCAGCAGCCAACGATGACTGAAAACTAGAGATCGCACCAAAATCGGTCTTGCAAAATTCTCTTAAATCTTCGGTGTCATGCCCTTGCATTTCTGCATAACTTAGAGGATTGGAGAGTCTGAGACTCTCAAGACAAATGTTTCCAGAATCTTCAAGCAGTGATGAGAATTCCTCCGATGTGTTCAGGAATTTGTTAATATCTTCACAAGGTGCATCTAGAGAGTACCCCTTCTTAGATTGCTCGTCTGCATGCTTCTTCAAATCATGATCCTTGAAGTGTTTGCCTCTAAAACCTTTGAGTGACAGAGACAGAGCAGGTTCGTCATCAAGATAGAATTTGAACCGATTCCTCCGATTGAGATCTTTATCTGTTATCTTTTCACCCGGCAATGTGATCTCATCAGAAATGTCAACTTCTTCTGTCCAACCCTGTCCTTCGAAATTTCTCAGAATGGAATTCCACAACGACACCTCAGCGGGAGAGTCCGTTGTCTCAGGGAGGAAAACTGGAAGATCAGTGGAATAAGACGGCTTTTTGAAAACTAGGGCAGGCATAGGGATGACGGGTTTCTGACTTTTCTTTGTGTTCATAGGATGAGTGCTTAATTCTTTTTCGAATGGCTCAAAAGAGTTTGAAGGGACTTCAAACCTTCGAGAGAAATTTGACACATCTTCACGCGAGATACGATAAGAAGGAGGTTCGACATTTTCCACCCAAGCTTGAACCCTTTCCTCAGACATGTTCAAGATAGATTCTGAATCGTAAAATTTTGGGAAATTCGAAATCATTATGTTTATGAGACCAGATGTATGATCCGAATCAATGAAAATTCCCTCTTGCCAAGCTTTTGACTGGATGTGTAATCCAAGCACATATCTCGAGAATATGGTCTTCACGTGCTCCTGAGGTATTTTAAAACTACTACGTATCTCATTCGGAGAGACAACCACAATGAGTTGCCGATCATCTATGTTTCTAACTTTCACCCCATTCCTCATTATTGCACCTTTGTACAAACCACATGCAGCAATGTAAGTGGGCACTGTTTTCCCTTTTGTTGTCTTCAGCTCAAAGAGATAATTCCATACAAAGTTCACAATAGCATCCGGACTCAAATCATCAAACTCGTCTCCGCAATCGAATCCCATTTCACGGAAAGTAGGATCTTTATTGCGATGATCGACAAAACACTCTAGAACAAGGTCGTGCGGACAGGATGACAAGCCACCAGAATCCTTAGAGTCAAGGGGGTTTCTTTCAAAGAACGCTGCAGCATGATCGTAGTTGTCTATCTTAATTCCATAGAGATCTGGATTCACTAGCTGAACACCACGTCTTCTGACACCATTAATAATGGGCTCGATCAGTCTGAGTTCTGGTGGATCAATGTTCACACTCAAATCACGAGAGTAAACATAAGACATAGATACATCTCCATCAGGATGGACATCACGAATGTTCTCTATAGCGTCCTGCAGTATGACTGTGTGTTTCCTCTTAATTGTTTCTTCTATTATTGCTAGCGCCC